ATATGGCGGTTGATGCTGATTTCCAGCGAATAGAAACATCGCCGGACGCTATTGTGGTGTAATTGATTACCCGGATTTTCCTGTTTGGAACAGCGGTAACAATCGTGTTATCACCGCTGGTTGCCGTGTCGATCTTTGCAAATGGCATAATGTGGCCCTCCTACTGAATAATTGACACCGTAGCATATGCTTCGCTTGCTGATGAATCATTCAACCGGATTGTGACCTGCCGAACAAACTGGGCGCAATCGTCTTCGATCCAACCACGATTCACCAAATAATCCAGTATCGGTTTAACGCAGTTGTCCAAATCTCTATTTGCCCTCCAGCCCTTCCCCGGCGTGATGACAATTTCAACTTTGACCGGGCGACGGACCTGCCGAATTTTGCATTCTTGAAATGCAACAACCCGATCCGCATGGCTGAGCCAAGTGGTATATTTGCCGGATTTGTAAACCCTTCCCCGTGCAGCCCTCCAGATATGATTGGTGCTTGGTGGAATAGGTAGATCAAATTGGGCACATAGATGGCGCAATGGTTAATCCCCGACAGACATGGTCACCGGATAACCGTAGCGAATCGAAAAGACAGACCAATGGGCCGTGAATGAATAACAATATTTTTTCTTAGCCCATTCCCAAATAAATATTTCTTGGCTCGGCATGATTCACCATGAAATGTGTTCACGATCATACGCATCCAACGCCACCTGAAGTTCATCGTTCTGCTTCTTCAGGGCTTTGTTTTCTGTTTTTAATTGATTCAATTCTGAAATCAATCGCTCGTATTCTTCGTTTGAAAGAATAACTGTCATCATGATTCAGCCCCCAGAATCAATAACGACAACAGGCGTACCAAAGGCCATTTGCGCCTTGGGCAATCCCTACTTCACGGGGTTGCATTTGGCGACGGTAGCAGCAATTCATTTCAGCAGCATACGGGCTGTTCCCGCATCCAACGCCTTCGTATCCACGATTGCCACCGAAATGCCCGATGCGAAGGATGGATGCCATGTGATTGGCAACACCCTGAGCGGTTGAAGTGAAACCAGAAACGACAACGGTTGATTGCCCAGCCTGAGCAACGCCGTTGCCGTTCTGGTTTTGTCGGGAACGAAACAAGCCAAATGGCCCAGCGAATGTCGAACCTGAAACAACAGCCATCAATGCAACAGCCATCAGATTACGCATTAGATTCACCTTGAAGAAGAATCGGGCGACACCACCCGATTCTGAGAAATGTTCCCGGTGTCGGGCTGGGGTCACTTGGATTTCTTGGCAGCAGATTCAACCGGAACGATGGTGACTTTCTCGCCAACCTTCTTGTAAACCGATTCGGTCTTGATTACGGCAGGGGTTTCCTTGGTTGCCGTGATCGTGTTGCAGGCAGCACATTCAGCTTTTGCAGCACGGCGATTATGCCACCGGCCAAACAGCCCGCCATTATCACCAGCAGAGCAAGCGGAAACAAAGCCAATCGCCAGCAGAAATGCAAACAAACTTTTCATGTGAACCTCCATGTCAGTTTCGAAACCGTCCCAAACATAACCTTTCAACTGGCCCGTTGCAACATCGACCTTCGCATTTCATCCTTGGCAAGATTGAATATCTGCCGGATGCGTTCCTTCTTTAATTTGTAGCGTTTCTCCATTGTCTTAAATGATTCACCTTTCAAATGGGAAATCACGATGCCCCTCCATCTGGTACGCAACTTGGAAATGGCGTTGTGCAAATCCTCCATTTCCTCCACCCATTCGAAGCTTTTATCCTCACGGCCCAATTCTTCACGCTCCCAATCTAATTCGCTGTCGAAGCTGGAAATTTTCAACGGAAAAAATTTAATTCCAAAACCACGCTTGATTGATTTGGTTTCCCAAAACAAATCAGAGCGTTTGAAATGAAACGCACGGGATATGTAAGCGGACAGTTTTCCTGTGCCTTTAGGATTCCATTTGGCAACAGCGGTACAAAGCGATTCGGAATATTCTCCGACCAATTCGTCGTACTCAAATTGCCTTGGCTGTTTTCTGTTGCGGATGAACCAATGAACAAACTTGTAATTTTGTTCAACCAACTTTTGTTTTTTCTTGGACAGAATCATCTAACCCTACCTCCAATTTTCGCCATGACTTCTTGTAATTTCTGCTGAACATTTTCGTTGGCAGACGAAACAGTTTTCAGCTTGTCCAGTTCACGCTGCGCTTTGTGAATCTCGTCCCGGGCAGCAAGCTGCTCACGGAAAGCGGAATTCCTGCGAAGGTATTCGTTGTAGTCCATCGGGAACTGCCCTTCACGAACCAATTCCTTTTGCCATCGTGCAGCGACTGCTGCCTTGATCGCTTGACCCTTCCCGCATGAACAGCAAACCGCTTGGGTGTAATACACGCCCATATCGGTATGCCAGCGACCCTCACGCACATGATCCAAATGAGGCAAACCAACCACCCACCCTGTGGAATCACAGGTGGCGCATCGAACAGCTTCAAACTGTCTTTTGCGAACCTCCCTCAATTCACGAGCCGAAGCGATTAGTTCCTCACGAATTGCCTGAAGATGCTGTGGCGCAAACTGTGGCAGAACAGCCCGTCTTGCGATACGATAAACAGCATCAACCAGCTGCTCGTCATTCCATCCTTCAGCGTGGAATAACCGGGTCCAAATCGCATAGGTTTCCCACCAGCGTTCAGACGGTGTGGAAAACAATCGGGCATGAACTTCTTGCCACAACGGAACCATGTGCTGCAAATTGCTCATTTTGACGCCTCCCCGTTAATGCCGTCTATTTTCGCATTAGACGAACGATCTTCTAAACTTGACGGATTCCCCAACCCAAGGGTAGATCTCCCGCCATTCGCCAAATTTGACGGCAAAGAATCGAAGGCAGCGGGGTTTGGTCGAATTGAACGGCGCATGGATGCCAAAATCGGGTCATCCTCGGGTATCTGCCCGACCCTGCCGATGATCTCCCGTTTTTCGGCAAGCGTCTCGAACGATCCGGGCCGATTTTGATTTCCCGGTCGAGGACGATCCGAAGCTCGGGCAAGCCAGCTGTTCAGGAACCGGGGCATTCCCCGGGCTGTTTTTTTCACGGTTTGCGCTTTCACCCAAGCCAACGCCCGTTTGCATTCCCACAAAACATCCAGCCCGGGATACGCTGCTATCCAATCATCCACTTGGGATTGCACAAGATTCCAAGAATGCGGATTGCCGTTGGTGGGGTAGGTCAAGACAGGTGGCGTGTCCCCGTCTCGGGGGCACGGCACAATACCTTCGGTTTGGTTAGGTTTGGTTAGGTTAGGTTTGGTTAGGTTAGGTGGCACGGTGCTATAGCACGGTGCTATAGCAGGCTGCTCAGGGAAGGGTGCTACAGCAGGCGACTGAATTGCAAACTTTTTGCCGTGTTTGGCCATTGCGCCTTTCACGAACCGGGGGCAATGTTCTGCCCAATCGTGAATAACCAGACGGTTCACAGGACACAAATCGAGCCATCCGCAGTCAACCAAACTCTGTACTAATTCGTCTGGGCTTCCAGCCCATTCGATTTCAGCAGCTATATCTTCATTGCTCATTCGGCCTATTGCGCCGTCTTGGCAACTGGCTGATCCAATGTGCCAAATAGTTTCCAAAACGCCGACAACCGCATAATGGGGCACTCCCAATCTGCGTTTCAGCTTCTTGAATTTGCTTTTAGTAACAGCCGTGTGAATCATTGATCCCTCCGTAGAAATGGAGGAATCAAGCGGATACAATTCTTGCATCGCTGGCCTCCAACTCAGGTCAGTTTTGGGGCTGGGTGTTTTAGCCGAACACTCAGCCCCGATCTATTATTTGAACAACAAACCGCACTCCAACGACTGAATATCTTTCATTGACCTATACCGTAAACACCAACAATCCAAAGAACATACCCAACCATTTTCAGGATTGACATCCCCTTTTTTGAAAAAGGTTGCGTCTCGAAAAAAACTGGGTTTTCCTATCCATCCGCACAGCGTGACGCTGATTGGATTTTTTTCTTCGTATTGAACCGAAGTGAAAATGTATCCCTGACATTGTTGCTCTTTTTGATAATCGGGAACAGTACCGCAATAGTCAGGGTTTGGAAGAACTGTTCTTCGCTTGGTTTTTACATCAAAACGAAAACCACCCAAAATCAAATCGTGATTGTAAGTGTTGTTCCGTTGCGAATCCAAATAACCAAAATAACGATGAACAGCTAATTCACCAAGAAATCCAGCTTCGTTGCCTTCACCCTTGAGAATGCTACCCTTCAGAATCCCCATTTTGCTAGATTCTTTTCTGGCTATTTCCAATTCTTCCTGAATGATTGGCAGACGAATCACAAATTTTCTTCCTTGAGTGATGGCTGATGCAATTCGGAAAACCGGGCATAGCCTTAAAACGGCAACTGCGATGGCTACAAATGATGCGTTCGGTCTTCTTCAATTCCCTCAATTTTCTTTGAAACGTTCTATTGGTTATTTTTTTGTTCGACATTGCGTCTCCTTTCAGCAATTAAAAATTCTAGACAGTTAATCGCTTTTCTAATGTCATTTTCAAAAAAGCTAGAACCACCTTTTGTNCCAGCCCTGTAAATGTATTTCAAAGCGTTCCCACGCCAAAAACATTCCATTCCTTCCGTCTGAATAATGTCACGAATGAAATCGGCACAAGTCAGGCCACTTGCTCCTTGATAGTGATTTGGAATATCACCCATCACTCCCCTCCCGGCAACGGGCCGATTGGTCGCCAGTAATCCACCGGATTAATTTCCCACCAGCCATTTTCCCAGTAATTATCCGACCATGATCCAATATTATTTCGACAGGTGGCTACTATATATTGGCCTTCGATTGCAGGTGGCTCGGTGTGAGCATTCCGCCAGCGATTCAGGTCTTCCAGCTGTACGAGTCTCTCCATCAGTCTATGGTTTTCACGTGCAAGGTTTTTACACATCATTTCCCAGTAGAAAGCTGGGTCATCCTCTAATTGAATACGCTTATCCTCACTCATCACTTACCTCCAGAAAAAGCCCAACCAGCCACAAGGACTGACTGGGCATGATTAAATTATTACGCGTCTCGGGCTGGGCCAAGACCTTGATACCAAGCAGTCACAACAAGCATAGCCGCTTGAATTGCCGCTTCAGCAACAGTGTCTGGCACATCGTAAAACTTAAGTTTGCGACCTTCTTCACCAATAACTGCGCCAACTTGAAGTTGGGCTTTATTGTCACTGAAAGACAAGTACTTCAAGTAGCCATTTATAGAAGAATCGCCGTTTGGCTCAGCAGCTAAAACAGGCGCTCTCAGACGGCTGTCGGAATAAGCGCAGCACGAATGACACCAAAAACCAGGAACACTCTTATCGTCTTCAGACATGATTAAACCTCCAAACATTCCATCTCTCTGGAGTCACACCACTGGGAAACGGCAGGTGTCGCCGTGGTTCACTCCCCTCCCGGCAGCGGGCCGATTGGTCGCCAATGCGATATAGCTCGCAGTGGCCACTTGCCATCCCAATGAAGAACCATAAGTTCAGATCCACCGTAAAATTCGTACCGCTGAACAAGAT